ATAAAATCGAGAGGGGGTAACTCGTAAGTATTTGACATCTGTTCTCTAATAGTATCCAACTCTCTCTGTCCATCTTCATATATTTGTCTACCATTTAATTCTACACCACCGGGTAATTTAACACCTTGAAACTTAATTAAATTTTGACCCCATTGTCTCTTCATCAAGGCAGTCAGGTATCTTTTCAAGAAGTAATCATTGTATACACCTGTATGATCATTTGGATCTATGATTCTAAAACAATCAATTACTAGAAAATCATCAACACTCATGGCTGAAAAATCCATATCCATATACAAACGATCTTGCCTTTGATTAAATCTTATTTGCTTCTCAGTTGTTAATGCAAAGTTTATATCTTCTAGATATCGTTTTGTCATTGCGTAGTTTAAAATACCAGCATAACCAAGATTGAATGCAATATCATTTAAGAATAACTGATATTTTACACTAAACATGTTATTTGTTACTGTGTTTGCACCATCAAAATGAAATAGTTTATTAACACCTATCACAGAGTTTGGCATCTGTAGATAATTACTATCTTCCTCAAACGAAAACTCCGTTGATACACCAACTATAGTTGCACTTGTTGTTGTAGTAACAATACCAACTGCATTATCACCACCTCTTCCTCTTGCTCTATCGATGTCTACTTGTCTTACTTTGTACTTTAGAAATGTTTGTATGACCCCGTTAAAATGTCTCTCCTGAAAATATTGAATCGCATCATCTAATAAGTCTTCAGTCTGCTCATCGGCAATATTAATCTCAAGCAGTGGAGCACCCAGTTGCCTTTTGCAATAATCTATTAGTGTTGATCTACTTGATGGTTGAGCCATTTATACTATACCTCTGTCAATATTTAGGGTGCAGAAGATACACCACCACGTACTTGAATATTTCCGTCTACAATTCGATATACTGTTGCACCAGATCCAACTAAAATATCATATACATATCGACCTGCTTTCACGCTTCTAGTGTCTGTTGATCCTAAAGATATCGTTAATCCATATCCGCTTGATGCAGTTGTATCAATACCAACTGTAAATGTGGCTGCAGGAAAAGCAGTCGATCCAATCGCTGTGCTTTTTGTCATTTGAGACGATCCTGTCCAACCAGTTGTCGTGCCAACACCCACAGAGTTAGTAGTAGAAAAATTAAACCCAGTATTTGATGTGTCAACAACATTAAAAGTTGCACTAAAATCAGCACCTACATTCATTATCAAGTCACATGGATATGCAACTCCTGCTTCTGGATCAAAAGTTATTTTTTTAGTTGCCATTTACCAGACTCCTTAACATATCTTTGATTTCAGTAATTTCATTTCTAAGTGTAGATAAATCTCTTTCGAGATTGTCCACTTTGTTTGTCTCACCTTGTTTTATTTTACGAAGAGACATGTATCTCTCGTACTCAGATTTATTGGTATTGATGATACAGTTGGATTCTGTATTTCTAAGAAAATGTTCGTTATCTTTAACTTTGATGTAAGACATTATGCAAGAGCGATTACTTTAAGATTTGAAACTCTAGGTACGTAAACCTGATTTGTTGATGTTAATACAAACTTAACTCTAAATGCTCTAAATGATGGTAAATCACTTATACTAAATGTTAATTCTTTGAATTGTAGTTGATCACTTACGAAACCAGAGGCCTCCGATGGTGGAGTCAGTGCATCAGTTTTTCCGTCGCTTTCATCAATAGAAATAACTTGTCCTCTTTCATTTAGATTATTAAATCCGGGGAACGGTACAAATATTGGGTCAAATCCGGGATTTTCACTTATGGCAAAGAATGCTCTTATATCAGTGTATTCATTTATATGAGCATCTAGAACAACTTTTAGTGATGTGCCTGATGTTTGTAATACGTTTTCTTTTGAGACATACTGGAACGCTGAAGGATCAGTATCTAATCCATCAACACGATTATCTGTTTTAAAGTTAGAGATAAGTTTATCAACTCTATTTGAAACTAATAATGCACTTATCCTTTCCATGTCGATGGTTGGTGATATTCTTGAATCATTAGAGTTCAAATTAAGTGTCATGTTAAATGATCTATCACCCGGTAGAACTGTTATTGAGTCATTATTAGTTTCATTTACCCTTGAAGCTATCATTCTAGGTGAGTTCATGTAGTTGGATTGGTTGATAGCTACAGATTCTGTCCCTTGAACGACAAACGGAGTATCAGATCCCTGACCAGATCCTGTATTCACACTTGTTCCACTCACAGTCTTGATCTCTGCACTTAAATTTGTTCCTTGAACAGTGGTGTTTTGTATTAAAGGTTTAATTAAATCAAATGCCATATTTTGTGAGGCATGGATTCTATTACCTCCACCTGATTTTGTTTCTTTTACTTTAAGTTGAGGGAAACTTTCAGATGATGTTCGACCTATACCATTAGCACCCATATCCAATTTAATTTTATATGAATCCAATGTAATGGGATTTGCATCAGTGACATTCGCAAGATTATGAGTTGTATTAATTCTTCGTAAAGATACTCCTCCTAGTTCATATTTGGTTACAATATCTCCGGCAACATAATTTTGACCTTGTGTTGAGTCTTGTTGTCTAGTGATACCAGTGAGATTATTTCCAGAGAATCCAGTATATTTAATTATTTCATTTTTAATTTTAATATAGCCAGGATTAGACGCTGCAACACCTACATTTTCAAAAGTTGAAAACTCACTTGTGCTACCAATTGATATGTTAGCAGTTGAATCATTAGCATACGGAGAAGTTAGTTTTGTCTCAGCAACATCACTTTCAGCACCAGAAATTATTACTCTATTAATTTGATGATGCATTCCATGGTTTTTATGATTTACCTCTATGTGCAGACCATCACTTATCGTTGTAATACCACTTGTATTTGGGAATGCACCATAAGTTCCACCTGCACCTGTCACCGCACTTGTAATACCGATAATATCTCCAATGGCATTTAATCCACCAGAGAAGAATAAAGTCTTTCCAGTACCAACCGCAAATTTACCTTGAACATTATCAACAATCAATTCACTTGTGCTTCCTATTGAAGCAACTGTTAATCTTGCATTGATTCCCAAATTAGTTGATATGCCAAGAACATCGCCAACTGAGTAACCTTCACCACCACTAGAAATTGTTGCAGCAACAGCAACACCTCCATCAAAGTGAACATTTGCAATTGCATCTCTACCACTTCCGGTTATCGTTGATAAGGCAATACCAATTAAACCGCGACTACCTGATGCTGGCGTATAACCAATACCTGCTCTTGATACAGTGAGATCACCTGATGCAGCACCAGCAGTTGCAACTAAATTACCTGATGCTCCTGACACATCTTGAGATTGAGAAATGATATTTCCGACAGTTGGATGTACATCATTTGCTTTTCCACTAAACGCAGAACTAATACCAATTCTTATCTTCTTAGTTTGTAAATTTAAAGAATTTGGTTGTAATTTGGGAATTTGTGCATTACCTTCAGATAAAATTGGATTGTAAATTTCTACTGATCCAGATGGTGAGAACTCAGCACGATTGATAATAAATTTAAGATCTTCCCATTGACTTGGTTCCCAAGTTGAAGCATTTTGAGATTTGAATAAAGAACCTAATGTTGGTTGATTTGATACAAACTCATCAGTTATTAAATCATTTTCACCTATCCTTGATATGAATACTCTATAATCTGCAGATGCTGATAGCATACAGATGGCATATTCTGTTCCCGGTGATAAGTAAACTGGTGCTTTAAAATTAAATTTTGTTGGAATGGAACCATTTGATGACGTTGTTATTTGATCGGGATCAAGAGTAAGTTGTGAAAATGGAAGAACTTCTTGACTAGGAACACCAAGTTTGACTGTTCTTAAATCAAGTTGAACTGGAATATTACCTTGGTCAACTGTTGCAAAGTAAACTTCTACGCTTGTAGCAAAAATACCAGTTGAATCCCCAACATAAAATGATTGAGCTAAAGGATCGACTTGTTGCTCTTGGAATTGCTGACCTGTAACGTTTGATGCAATGAGAATACTACCCGTTACCTCTCTTTCTGATCTACTTTCATTTACACTTTGATTTTGTATTCTTGCATTTCTAAGTGAAATTATATTCTCTTGAACAGTCTCTAATGTACCTGTAGAATCAAAAACTTCTGATGCAATCGTTGATGCTTGACTTCTATTGTTTTGCTCATTATCAATTAGCGTGAAAGTTCTTCTTCCAGATTGGAATGTTGGGTTTGTAGCTATATTTGGATTTGGAATGAAGAAACTTCCTAAACAAGTAGCAGCATAATCTGATATCAATCTTAAGTCTGTCACTTGAGCTTCAGCACCTGATGTCCCACCTTTTAATATCATGCCAGTCTCTATTCTACCAAAGAAATCACCTTGAGGTTGTTCAGCGAGTGATTCACAATCAACATTTATTGTTGTTGATGTGGATGAATATGTTGGTGGTATTAGAACCCCGCCAGATAATTGAACAACACCCGGACTTCCTGAATAAGTTTCAATCGCTGTAAGAGCAGTTTGAGTTGTGTAGGGATTTTTTGCATATATCCTTGTAGGATTATCAAATGGGCCTTCTCTATGATTTGAAACAGCAACTCTAAATTTAATTGTTGCAGGATCTGCTGTGTTTTCAGAGAATATCTCTCCTGTTACAGTTTCACCAACTTGGAAAACACCAGATATCATTGATATTTCAATTAATTTAGGAACACAATACTTCGTCATGTTCACACCATCAAAGAATGCATAAAGTCTTGATTGGGGTTTAAATCCTCTTCCGTCAAATGAGACGTTTCTTGAACGTATTATTGGAATCACTTCACTACTTACAAGAACATCACCAATTGACTCTTGATCAAATTGTTCAGTGATCAATTGTCTAGTTCCAGTTCTAGTTGATGTTCCTGTTCTAAAACTCTCTAAGAAAGTATCTTGAATCTGTTGTGTTACTTGTCCACCAGTAAATTGATTAATCCCAGTTTGCTCTCTGTTGCTGTTAGTAAATTCTTGTCCTGAACCAGTCCAAACAGTATCCCAACCCTCCCAAATCGTGCTTGTTAATCCTGTTTGTGGATCAAAACCACCAAATGATCTCTCGGCCTCAGCAACAGTTGAAGCAAAATTACCTTCTCTCTCAATAACTCTTGCATCTAATCTTACTGTATCAACCCAAGTATCTGATGCAGGTCTTATTTCTAGAGATGCTTCCCAAAAATTAAGAATGAAAGGTGTAACACTCTCAGTTCTTGTTCCAAAAGATTGTGCTAAAAATGGAGTTTCTTCATAGTCAAGTGTTAAGACATTTCCTGTTTTTCTAATATTTG